GTGTCGGTGATGGCGATAATTCGTTGAGCATGCGCCGGGTCAAGTCGGGCGCGTACGGTTGCATGATCCACGCGGCCGGCGCCGGCGGTGGCTGGCACGTTGCAGCCTGGGGCGATGTCGCTGGCGTCGAGAAGGACTGACAGGCGCACATCAGCAGTGGCAAGACGATCGCGCAGGCGATCCTGATCACGTTGGGCATCGCTAAGCGCTCGGTAGTGGGTTTGTTCACTGGTCGCGAGCCGCTGCTCCAGCGCCAGGCGTTTATCCTGCTCGGCCTGTTGCGCGGTGGCGGCCGTCAGAGTCAGCTGGTTGAGGGTTTCGGCGTTTAACCGGGCCTGCTCGGCCAACTGTCGGCCGTAGCGCCACTCCTGAAATTGCCAGGCCGCTGCAAAGGCACCAGCAGCCAGCAATAAGATGCCGATCACTCGCCAGGGGATTGGCATAGCACCGCCCTCGCCCTCGCCCAGATTTCCAGACGATCCTGCAAACCGTTCAACCCGCCGTTGATGCGTCGGGTGATAGTGTTGAACTGATCGCGATCGGCCAGTTCGTTCAAGCCGTTCTGTTCCCAGAACCATGCCGCAGACTCGGCGGCCCATTGTGGCTGTTCGAGCAGTTCGGGCAGGGACAACAGACGTTCATCGCCGAACAGGCCAACGCTGCACTGGCGATAGTTGCTGCGGCCAGTGATCTGGATCAGCCCGCGCCCTCGGTATTTTTGCCCGTCGCCGTCAGCCTCTGGTGTGTTGCCCAGACGCAAGGCCAACGTACCGGTGTCGTATTTGCTCAGGTATTGGTTGTTGCCCAGTTCGCGCACGTAGCGCAATTGCCCGGACTCGTGACCGACTTGCGCAAGGAACGCCGCGACGCGTTTGGGCGAGTCGATATGACGGCGCGCCATCGCGCTGTTGAGTGCAGAAACAAAAACGCCCGCTTGGGAGCGGGCGTTGGGCATGATGTCGATAAGGTTGCTTTCAGTTATTTGCATAATGCTTGATCCTCCCTGGATATTGCCCCGATTGAATCATGGTTGACGGCCAATGCCTGTCAGCCATTTTTTTGCCAGAGTTTTCAGGGTGCCGTCCGGCGTATGTTCTTCGGGTAATGCAAACACCCAACCGAGGGTGCCGAAGTTGGCGGTCCAGTCGATTTGCGGTGCTGGAGTGATTTCAGTGATGTCGACCCAAAGCAGATCCGGGTGAAACATCTCGGCCATATTGCCTTCGGTGGAGAACAGTTCGACCACAGTGCAGTTGACGATGCGTGCGTAGGTTTTCATCAGGCGTACTCGTAGATGATCACGGCGCCTGAAGCACCTGCGCCACCAGGTCTGCCAGGTTGACTGGGTGCGTTGGCAATTCCTCCCGCACCGGAACCGAAACCGGAGCCTGGTGCGGCCAGAGAGCCTGCTGCGCTGTTGCCAAAACCGCCTCCACCCAACGGCGAGCTGCCACCGTGCCCAGCAAGGGTCGAGCCGTTGACAGAGATCCCGGGAGCGCCCGCGTTTCCCGCGCTGTTGACGATGTTGCCTCCACTGGCCGACTGGCCGGGATAGCCTCCGGTATAAAGTCCCATCCCCTGGTTCGCAACAAAGCCAATCCACGGCGACCCTCCACCACCGGCAGCCGAAACCAGCGAGCCGAAAGAGCTGGTGCCTCCTCCCCCGGCATTCGCCGCGGCCTGTCCCGCGCTTCCCCCAGCCCCCACAGTGACAGCCTGACGAGAACCAATCGCCTCGGAAGGTAACCACGCTTCAGCATAACTACCGGAGGCGCCGCCACCCACGGTTGCATATTGGGAAGTTGTGGTCGCCCCGACTCCCGCACTTCCACCACCACCGCCCACAACCTTGACCAGAACGTGCTTCGTCCCGGCTATCGGCTCATAGGTGCCGGATACGGTAAACGTCTTTACCCCCAACAACCGGCCGCTCGCAGCATTACCACCGCTCGCATACACCAGCACCCAACTGTCCAGCGCCGCGCTGTACACCACCGAACACACACTGCTGCCGACAATCTCCGCTGGCCGCAATGCACTCTGTCCAAGGCTCAATAACGGCTTGGGCAGCAAGCCATTCGGTGCGAACGTGCTGGCTCCAGTGTTGGCATTACCAGCGGTAAAGCGCAGCGCCAGACCGTCCTTCAACGAAGTGATGACCGGCACGTAGTTGGCCATGTACAGATTGGCGGCGCCGATATCGGTCGCATGCTTGCCTTCACCGGCCTGACTGATTTTTTTCAGCGCCTGCAATAGCTGCGTCGCATCGGTTTCGTTTGGTTCAAGACCCGCAGATTTGACGACGTTCAACAATTCATCGGTAACGCTGTTGCCCCAGGTCGCCGGGATCAACGATCCGGGCAATCCCGCGACAACATCTTCATTGACGAACTTGCCGTTCACCAGCCCGACGCTGGGAGCGCTTTTTGGATAATCCATTTCAACTTCCCTGATGACTTACAGCGCAGCAGCCAACCACTTCGGCGCTACCGGCCGATGCTCGCCGAACGGAAAAAAGGAACCCTGCGGCCAGTCGCGCAATTCACGGCGATACGTCTGCAATTGGGCATATTGCTCTGTGGTCAGCGTCGTGCCGCCACCGTCTTCCAACTCATCGCGATCACGCGCCACCAACCCGTCGGTGGCGGCCAGTTGCGCGGTGCGCCAACGGCGCTCGGCGTCAGCCGCTTCATCGGCCGAAGGAGGCGCAGGATCGACCAGAATCGGATAGCCGTTATCCGCACGCACGCCGATCACCTTTGCCGCAACGGCCAATTGCTGCAGCAGCGAGATCCAGTAAGTCTGAGGAATCTCGATGACATCGTCGGGAATGTCAGTTGAGTTGATACCCGGTACATAAACGCCCCGGGTGCTGGCGCTGAACAAAACGTTGAACGGATTCATTCAATAGCCCTTTGCGTAATAATTGATGCCCCAACCCGCAGCGACGCTGCCGCTGTAATCACGAACCTTGAGCTTGCAGCCTTGTTGCTTTCCAGAACCCGCAATCAGGATGACCATCGCCCCGTCACCGCCGGCATGAGTGGCCACCAGAGAAGAAAAGGCTGTAGGAAAAGAGATTGGGAAAATGACGTCGACTTCGCCCTTCGCATCCGTTGTGCCGACACCCCATTGCTCAATGTTGCCGCTGGCAAACCGTTGGTAACCGACGTTGCCATAGACGCCCGAATGGGCCGTGGCATAACGATCGCTGATCGACCCTCCGTACAGCCGCCATTGGCTCGCCAGTTTGATCAGGCATGCGGAGTCGCCGAGTCCGAGTTTCAGCGACCCGAACGTGCCGTTGCAGGTTTCAATTTGCTCGTTTGCGGCGGGGTTGATGGTCAGAACACCGTTGCCCGCATTGATCACGTGTAGCGTGCTGGCATGGGCAATGCCATTGATGGAGGGCAACGTTGCCGTGATCGGCGTTGCGCTGGCGAAACTCGCCACGCCCCCCACGTGGGCTACGGTCAGGACAGTGCTGGTCGGGTAAGAAACGAAGCCGGAAAATTGCAGACCCGCGCGGGCGACGAACTCGGTAGTGGCAACCGCTTTGCCTTGATTGAATTGCGGCGCCGTGACGAACAGGTTGTTGCTGCGCAGCGCACTGAGCAGTTGATTATTGGCGGCCTCCGTCGGTGTCAGCCCTGCGCTCTGGATGACCGTCAACAACTCTTGCGTAACACCATTACCCCAACTGGCCGGAATCAACGACCCTGGCTTGCCCGTCAGTAAATCTTCATCGACAAACTTGCCATCTACCAACCCGGCGCTAGGAACACTCTTTGGATAATCCATGATTCAACTCCTTGTTTAAAAATGCCTGAGACCAGTCAATCCGCATTGGCGACCCACCATTGCGGTGCTGTCGGGCGAGAAACCGCCGTCGGGAAACCTTTAGCCTCAGGCCAGTCACGCAGCGCCTGGCGGTACTCCAGCAACTCCAGATACTGCGCGGCCTTGAGCGTCGTCCCACGCCCCAGCGCCTGCTCGTCGCGATGCCGCGTCACCAACCATTCAGTAGCCGACAGACTGGACTGACGCCACGTTCGCGCTGCCGTCAAAGGCTCTTGCTCCTCGACGACAGTTTCAGGAATGACGACAGGATTGCCCATGACCGGTAACGGCGCGAGCTCATGGCGCAGTTCACTGAGGGGCGCGCCGATATCAACGTGCATGCCCTCCGGCACCTGCACCATCGCCTCGACAAAAGCCGGTGCATACAGTTGAGTGATTGCGTACTCACCGGTATCGATCAGTTCGACCGCGATACCGTTTTCCACTCGTGCATAACGGGCCATTATTCGTACTCCCAGATTTCGCAGAAGGCATTGCCGCCGGCGCCGCTGACGACTGAAGCGGACGCATTTACCGAACAGGATCCGCTGCCACCGGAGCCTCGCCCGCCGGAGATGCCATTTCCATTGACGCCTACACGTGTGCCACCACCGTCAAACGGGCTGGCAGCCCCGGCGCCGGAAACGACACCCCAATTGAAGTTGTACATCGCGAACTCACCAGGGGTGCCACGAGCGTTGGCCAGACCTCCGCCCGTGACGATTTGACCGCCAGCACCGCCCATGACGAAACCGACCGTCGTTGCTGTCACCGGGAATGAAAGGATTTGCCCGCCTGCACCGCCAGCGGCGCTCATATAGGTGCCGAAGGAAGCACCGCCCCCGGTCATCCCGGTCGTATTGACTGCAGCGCCGCCCGCCCCCAAAGACACAGGTACGCCAGCCAGCATTTGCGCGGTCACGTCGTAGAGACTCTCCGCATAGGCGCCGGAACCACCGCCACCACCAATACGGTGATTATTGGCGGGGACAGGTTCACAGCCACCACCGGAACCACCCGCGCCGACCAAGCGCACACGTATGCGTTTCGCTCGGGGATGGGGTTTGTAAAGCGTGATACCGACGGATTCGAACTGCCTGACTGCCAGCAACCGTCCCACCGCATCGGTGATGCCATAACCGGCCAACGTGGTTGGGGTATTTTTTAGTTTATTGAAGTCGACCAGTGCAGCGATTGCGGTAGCCAACTGATCGGTTTTTGCTTCATCCGGTGTCAATCCGGCAGCCTTGATCGCGTTGAGAATTTCTTGCGTGACGCTGTTGCCCCAATCGGCCGGAATCAACGATCCCGGGGAACCGGCGAGCGGGTTTTCATCGACGAAGCCGCCGTTGATCAGCCCCACGCCGGGAATACTTTTTGGATAATCCATTGCACTGCTCCCTGTGCCGAAATCAGTTGGCTACGGCTGTGCCGGGTGTGACCGGCCAGGTAATTTCATCGGGGAAACCAGCCTGCTTTTCGATACGATTCAGCTCGACGCTGTAGAGCTTCCACTCGATCAGCAGCAGTTGTTCGTCATGGCTGGCATCGCCGATGTCTTCGGCGTATTGCAGGGGCGCGATGCGCAGCACGGCATCGCGTAGCAGTGCGTCGCGCTGATCGAGGCATTGCTGTCTTACGCTCACCAAACGAGCCTGCTCATCCAATACCCAGGTGTTGTCGCGCCAGACATGGAACTCCCCTGGCCATGGCTCTGCGGTCAGGGTGTTTGGCAACTCTCCCAGCTCGGTCCAGATCTGATGGGTACCGCCGTCCTTGCGATAAACCATGCCCCGACGGTCGATCACTTCACGGGGGACACCGTTGATCAGCGCCCAACTGCGACCGGCTTCCGGCTCAGGCAACTCGTAAGCCAGCTCAACAGCATTACCGGGCAACTGAACGCCGATACCTGGCGTGGCAATGAACTCGACAGGCCCGGACAGAGCGCCCGAACCATCAAATAGATAATTGAACATAAAGCGCCTCAGATGAGTTTGATGCGGCCGGGATAGGCCATGTTGCGCGGGCGGGATTTGAAGGCGTAGAGCAGTGTCGCTGACGGGTCCATTTGATAACTGGTACCCGCTGGATAAATCGGGCCGCCATTGCTCAGCCCCGATACGTACTGAGGCTCCTCTCGAGTATCCGCCCCCACTGCCGTCAGGCTGTCCGTCCAGCGCGACCCGACGGCACCGCCACCATTCGCCCCCATCGCATACGAGTGCGTCGATCCAGGCTGAAAAGTACCCATCCCGCGTCCGGTATCCACACCACGACCTTCATCCAGAACCCGAAGGAACTCCCCTCGCCCATCAGGACCGCGAAACGTCGTCGTACCGTCACCTGTTGTCCATTTGCCCTCAGTGCTCGCCCGAAAGGCTTCAGCGCCCAACATGCCTGATTGCTGGGCGTGATCCCACAGCCACGGCCATTCCGCGCGCTTCATGACAGAGCCATTAAGCGCGCCGTATCCGCCGGGGCTGAGCATGACGGTTGTCTCGAAAAACGGCCGGCCAAGCGGGGTATTGTCGAAGCGTCCGACCGGCCACCAACTCCCGGCCCCATCACTGCGCAAATGCCACCAGTCTCCGCCGCCCATCAACACGAAAAATGGATAACCGCTGGCCGCCAGATGCGTATGAAAGCGAATGCGATCCGTGCCCGATGCCTGGATGATCATACGGTTGCCGCTGTTGTCCACCCGCCGAACAATCACATCACGCACACCGAGTGCGATGTTGGCCGGTGGTAGCAGCAAGGTCACCGGGCCGGGGCTGCCATCGATCAGGACGAGGCCGAGTTCGGCATCGGTCAGGGTTTTCGACGCGGCCAATCGGGTGATGACCGAACGCATCGGACTCGTGCTGCCGATGATCGACTGAATCGCCTTGTACAACTGCCCGGTATCCGCCTCGGACGGCACTAACCCGCCGCCGGTAACCACACTCAGAATCTCCTGAGTCACACTGTTGCCCCAAACCGCCGGAATCAACGAACCCGGCGTTCCCGCCACCGGGTTTTCATCGACGAAACGACCATCGACCAGACCGACGCTGGGGACGCTTTTTGGATAGTCCATAATTGGTTTTCCTGTACCTGGAATATTGATAGGCGATGCCGACAAAGCAGCATCCAGTCACTCGGCAGTCATCCAGGCAGGCTTTTTCGGTCGAGAGCGTTTGGCGGGAAATTTCTTCGCTTGGGGCCACTTGCGCAGCGCCTGCAGGTAGGTCAGCAGCGTCAGGTATTCAGCGTCGGACAGCGTGGTGATCTTCATCAGTTCCACTTCGTCACGGTGACGATCGCGCAACCAGACAATCCGGTTGAATTCCTGATCGCGCCACGCCTTGGCTTCGGCCGATGTTTGCTCTTCAGAAAGAGCTGTCGACTCGACCAGGATCGGCAGATCTTGCTCGTCATGGGATCGCTCGGTACCCGCTACAGGATTTGCGATGACCGACTCATAACGCGCCTCGTCGATTTCAACGGCATCGTCTGGAAGGCTGGTGTGATAACCCGACAAATAGGTGTTGCCGGTGGTGCGGCTATAGAAACGTTTCATTTCAGTTACCCACCCCCAGGACAGTGACAAAACCGGAGCCACCGGAATTACTCAAGACTTGAACCTGGCTGGGATCAAAGTAGGTCACCAAGGGTGGAGTGACGATATCGAAAAAGGGTGCGTTGCCGCTGTGCGAGTAACTTGCCCAGGTAGCGGCGCACTGGGTCTTGAAAGCCACCGGCCAGGGTTTTGCAACATAGGTTTTATCTGTAGCGATGGTGATCAAGACCCACTGAATCATGAAGCCCCCCAACCAGCTCGGAAAAGCGATATAGCCGTTCGCGCCAATGCTGTAGGAAACACCAAACCAGAGTTTTTTCGGCGTGACGAAAGTGGTGTCATCCGTCCCCGCATTGACCTGGGCTTGAGTCGCGATCCGCGCCCAGCCAAAAACCGTTTCAGTGGCTTGCACCACTTTCTTTTCGATCGCCTGGAACACCCGCTGCGGCGTCATCAGACGGCTGCTGCTGGTACCCGCCTCGGCCTCATCCTTGCTTGCCAGAGAGTCATTTCTGCCTTTCTCGACAATTGCCGAAATCGCCGCTTTGAGTTGCGTAGTGTCGTCCTCGTCGGGGACTAGTCCGGCGGCAGTGATCACGTTGATTACTTCATCGGTAACGCTGTTGCCCCATCGCGCCGGAATCAATGAGCCCGGCGTTCCCATCAATGGGTTTTCATCAACAAATTTGCCATTCACCAGCCCGGAACTGGGCACACTCTTCGGATAATCCATCCCCTCATTCCTCCCTAGTCATAATTGATGTGCACCTTGGTATGCGCCGGTGCGCTGCGATGGATCAGGCATTCCAGCGCCGAACCCGGGTTCACGCCAAAGCGCTCGCCCCAGTAGCTCGCGCCGAAACGCCGACCGAGCAGCAAGCGCCCGCCGGTGTTGAGCGTCCACATGAACTGCGCTTCCCACGTGCCCCAGTGCGCCGAGCCGAAACGCGAACGGCCCATGCGCGGGGCTTCAAGTTCGGTAATGGTGGCGTTGGGATAGCCCTGGCTTTTGGCGATTTCGAGGTAATAGCCGACCGCCTGGCTGCCGACCGCGAGCAAGCGTCGGCGTACGGCTAAGCGACGGTCGTCGAACAGTGGCGTGGCGCCCAGGCACGGATC